CAGGCGGTAGTAAAGGGACTCAGGCTCTTAGGGATGGTAGGGTATTTCACACTATGGTTCTTGAGCCTGATATGGTCTCTGAGAGATATTACTTTATGGATATTGGTTCTAGAAACACAAAGGCTTATCGTGAGAAAGCTATGGAAGAAGAAAGAGAAATTATCTTGAAGAAGGAGTGGCATTACCTTTCCAACCTTCAGGATGATTTGATGATGGTAGAAGATGCTCAGGAGCTTCTATCTGATGGAGTTGCAGAACAGCCAATGATTGGCGAGATATTCGGTGTTCCGTTTCGGGCTAAGGCTGACTACTTGAAGTCAGACGAGATAGTAGACCTGAAGACTACTGCTGAAATAGGCGACATCGAAAATGGAAAGGGTTGGATATGGACTGCTAAGAACAAGTGGCATTATGACATGCAAGCATACATATACACGACTCTATTTAATGTACCAAAGTTTACCTTTCTTCTTGTTGAGAAGGGCAGCGGTGAAGTTGGTATAGTTGAGGCAAGCGAAGCATTTATAAATTCAGGAAGAATGAAAGTTAAGTTTGCTGTTGATACTTATAACAAGTATTTTGTAGATGGGGAGTTTAATCCCGCTAAGTATGTCAAAAGAGCCACCATTTAGTTTTGAGCTTATGTCAGAATATTTTTACTACATAGCCCTTTTGGATATGTTGGCAGGGATACCTTTCGAGCAGATTGAGAACAGCGTTTTGTATTACGAAGACCTCGAGCGTTATGAGGCTTGTGATGGAATCAATCGTGCCTTGAAGGAAGCAGAGCGATATACCTTGAACCAACTGGAGAAAAGGATTATAGAGTTCGAGAAAGAAAACAAAGAACGAATAGAGACTGAGTTCTCTAGATTAGAAATGTATTTATAATGGATTTAAAATATATAAGAACAGTAGTTGAAGAAGTTACAAGGCAAGACATATCTAGAGCTTGCAGGGATAACGAAGTTGTACTTGCTAGGTACGTTTATTTTTACATATGCAGAAGCCTAACCAGATCCTCATACAGTAAAATTGGTCAGAGCGTCAACAAAGACCACGCTACAGTTTTGCATGGTGTAAGGAAAATGAATGATTGGCTTGAAATCGATAAGACTGTTAGAGCTTTGTATGATGCTGTCATGGATGTGATAAGCAAGACAAAGCCCTATGGAGATTTATATGGTCGTGATTATGACTATGTGTTTGCAGAAGCTGTAAGGCTTCGTAAAATAAACACAGAGGTTATAGTGACCAACATGGAGCTTCGTGAGTATATCAATAGACTAGAGAATATTATCATCAAGAGAGCTGATTATTTACAAGAAGAAGGTTATGTCAAAAACAAAGCAAGAGCAGGTACAGGCTATAAAGAAAAAGTACGCAAACAGGTACAACTTGAAAGCGCAGAGCTGGGTCTTTGATAGAGGATATAAGATATACCCAGTAATCGATGGAGGCACTAAGAAGAGTCCTTTGTATAGAATAGTTGTTGAGTTTAATAAGTCCATCAGAAAGTCTAAGGAGCTGTATAAAAATGATGAATGGGGTGATGTTGTTTGGGATATATACAATCAATTGTACAATAAACACTTGAGTAAAAAGTAGTTATATTAGTATGGGAAGAAAATCGAAAGAATATAAGTACTTGCGAAAGACTGATGGCAGAAGAAACAATGGCAGAGTCAAAGGACAAACCAACATACAGAAATCAAGCGCAACTCCTGCTGCTATAAATAAAGCAAAGAAAGATAGGAGCAAGCTGTACGCTCAGAATGCTATGGCTGAGGCTTTTGGTTCAGAAGAAGAGGCTTGGGTTCATTTAGCTAAGATGGCTAAGGAATCCTTTCCTCACATGAAGTTGCTGTTTGAGTATAAGTATGGTAAGGCTGGAGAGAACATAGATATAAACCCTTCCAGCAAGATGAACATAAACATAAAGAACCTGTTCACAGGAACACAGGATAAGCAAGACGAAGTAATAGATATAACACCAGAAGATGAATAAAAAAGAAACAGAGGAACTCGTTAAGAGAGAAAAAGAAATTATGTATAGAAACCTCAAGAGTCGTATATTGAGAATGCTTGATGGTAATGAGCTTACTTTTATCCGTGTTTTTGATGAATTGCAAGAGTACATTAGTGAGTTTGATGATTTAGACGACTTATTAAATTATGAAGATGAGTATGACGATGAGGATGAAGGAATTTGGTTTAATTTAATTGATTTTGATAAAGAGGAATGGGCGATAGCGTAAAGAAGTTCTTTGAGGCGATAGAGGGACAATGGCACACAACTACAACATTAGAAGATGTATTTAAGAAAGATGATGTTGTTGAAGAGGTTAAGGAGCTAATGGACAAGAGAAGTCAAAAAGGTATTAAGGAGTATGGTACTACTTTGGCTGATAACCCAGATGGGTTCTGGCGATGGATTAGAGAGCTACAGGAAGAGCTAATCGATGCAGTATTATACTTACAGAAAATTAAAAGAAACAAGTAATGCCAATACCTAAACCAAGACCTTTAGAGTCAAAGGACAAGTACTTGCAGCGTTGCATGATTAATGCAATTATGATTGCAGAGTATCCAGAGATATCTAGACGCTTTGCTGTGTGCAGCTCTACATATGAAGACTCCCAAGTTAAATAGCAAATACAATGCGCTAGGAAATGACACCAGATACTTCGTTGTCACAGGAGGACGAGGTTCTGGTAAGTCGTTTGCTATAAATACTTTCTTGGCTTTCCTTACTATGGAGGAAGGTCATAAGATATTATTTACCCGTTATACAATGACATCTGCTGCCACTTCTATTATTCCTGAGTTCATAGAAAAGCTAGAGCTTTATGGCATAAGAGATAAGTTCAGAATATATAAAGATGAGATTGAAAATAACGACACTAAAAGCAAGATATTATTCAAGGGGATACGAACATCATCTGGTAACCAAACAGCAGCTCTAAAGTCCTTACAGGGCGTTACAACGTTCGTTGTGGACGAAGCAGAGGAGTTAGTTGATGAAGATACTTTTGACAAGATAGACCAGTCGGTAAGAGTCAAGGGAAAACAAAACAGAGTTATTCTCATATTGAATCCAACAACAAAGAACCATTGGATATACGAGCGGTTTTTCGTTATGAATGCAATTCCTGAATCAAGTAACACTTGGAAGGGAAATGTAACATTCATACATACAACATTCAAAGACAACATAGATAATTTATCTGAATCATTTCTGGAGCAGTTAGACCAAATAAGAAGAAGGCGTCCAGACAGATATAATCACCAGATATTAGGCGGTTGGCTGGATAAAGCAGAGGGTACTGTGTTCAGCAACTGGAAGACAGGAGATTTTAATGATTACGCTACTTCCACTGTTTTTGGTCAGGATTTCGGTTTTGCGTCAGACCCTTCCACACTTATCAAAATAGCAGTAGAACCAGATAAAAGAATAATGTGGGTGAAGGAAATGTTTGTGAAAGCTGCGCTGAAAACAAAAGAGATATCGATGCTCAACAGAAGATATGCTCAGGACAATCTAATCATAGCAGATAACTCAGAACCTCGTATGCTTGCAGAGATGCGAGATAACTATGGTATAAACATACGACCTACAATAAAGCGTCAGGGTTCTATACTCACAGGAATAGCCCTGATGCAAGACTACGATATTATCGTTGACCCTAAGTCAGAGAACATCATCCGAGAGATGAATAACTATGTATGGCATCACAGAAACGAGAAGCCGATAGACAAGTACAATCACACCATTGATGCTATCCGATATGGTTTGCAGTATTTAGATGCGAACTCATCGAAAGGAGTTTATGTTATCCGATCAAAAAAAGCGTGTAGGGTTGGTAACAAAAAAAGCGTGTAGGGTTCAAAGTGCAAATCGCTAACAAAAAAAGCGTGTAGGGTCAGAAAAAAAAAGCGTGTAGGGTTTCCCCAAAAAAGCGTGTAGGGTTCTTAACCAGGCGGTTTTATTTAGAATTATTTTAAATTAGAGAATAGGATAAAAAAATATTTCTTTTCTCTTGTTTTGTTATACTTCTTTACTATCTTTACACCATAACAAAAAACAACTACTATATGACAACTTTCGAAACACTTTATTGGAAC